TGCGTCGAAGCCCGTCAGGACGTAGGTCCCAGGCTCGGCCACCAGCGCGCGAGCAGCCACCAGGGTTGCAGCGAAGCCCGTCACGCTGTAGCTTCCCGGCTCCGCGTTCAGGAAGCTCCCCCGTTCCAGGCCCGCCACAAATCCCACGAGGGAGAATGCTCCGGGGCTGGCATCCAATAGGAAGCCTCCGCTCAGGCCCGCCAGGAACCCGGTGATACTGTAACCTCCGGGCTCGGCGTTGAAGAGGAGCCCGCGGGCGAGGGTCGCCGCGAATCCGGTGATCGAGAACGCGCCGGGCTGCGCATCGAGAAAGCGATCCGCGGTCAGGGTCGCGACGAAGCCCGTCAAGGTATAGCCTCCAGGATCGAGGCTGAGGAGGAAACCGTGGGCGAGGGTTGTGGGGAAGCCCGTCAGATCGAATGCGCCCGGCTCCGCGTTGAACATCTTGCCCGCCGCCAGTGTCGCCGCGAAGCCGGTCACGGCGAAGGAGCCCGGCTCCAGGTTGAGTTCATAGGCCGCGGCTCCGCCCGCGGGGATCATCTCCTCGGCAAACCATCCGGCGAGGACCATATCCTCGCCGAACCATCCTTCTTGTCTCAACTCGGAGTCAAACAAGCCGAGCGCCACCTGCTATAATCCCTTCCTGCCCGGTGTCCAGTGCCGGAGCGGGCCGGTTCCGAAGGCCAAGGGGCCGGACAGCACCCGCCCGGCATTGGCCCGGCGATGTCTCTACTCCCTCAATACGTCCGGCACAATCGCTTTCAACTCCTCGATGGTCTGCGCCGCCTCGATCCTCGGGTCCGCAGTCGCATCCCGAAGATCGTCGCGGCGCTTCGTGGCCGCCTCGATGGCTACTTGGTCGCCGGACAACATGGCATCCCGCAACACCGTGTCGTTCTCCTCAAAAAGGGGAGCGCGCATCTGCCGCAACCGATCCCGGTGAATCTCTCGGGCCTTCGGCATGTCGAAGGAGAGGGTCGTCCCGTCGTCGATCATGGCGTTGCGGTAGGCGCGATCAGCGGGGATTTCGTTCAGGGGAGTGCGCCGGTAGCGAACCGGAGTGCGCTCGCCCCATGCCGTCCGCCCGATCTCCTCGAAGATGTTTGCGTCGGTCGGCTCACGCCGCCACCACTGGCCCTCCCTATCGAGCCACTCGGCCCCGAAGGGCAGGGAGCTTCCGCGTCCCTGGGTGACGAAGCCCATGATGGCGACCGAGCCATCGTCCAGCGTGATCGCCACAAACTCCTGCTCGATGTTCATGCTTGATCTCCTAGCCCAAAGACGTGCCATGCGGAAGGATCGGCCAGCGCCGGAGTCGATGCGTCATGGTTCCAGCACTCTACGGTCACGGTTCCTGCCGCCTGCCCGCCCGAGCGGATGGCCTGATCTCGGGCATTGGCGACGGTCAAGGCTGTAGAGGCTCTCTCTGTCGTCACTTGGCAAACCCAATTCGCGTCGGAGAAATCGGTCGCGATGGTTACGGTCGCAAGACCAGTCCCGTCGTCGCTGACGCTGGTCACATTATAGGAGCCAAGCAGGTTTCCCGTCACGCCGAACTTGGCCCAGGTCTTCGGGTGGCCCGGATGGAAGTGCTGACGGCCTGGGGTGACGATGACGCCGATGCTCGTCCCTGCCTCCATCTCGGCCTGCGTCGCCATCGGGCCGCTCGCCGCGTAGGGCGCTCCACTCGCCAGATAGTGCGTCCATTTCCCGTCGCCATCGAGGATCAACGTCTCGCCCGCCAGGAGCAGGCACTTCATCAGGGTCTCGACGTTGGTGCCGTCCGTGTGCTCGACAGTGACATTGCATTGCTGGCTGGCGTGATTGTTTCGGAGACTGAGCGCCTTGACGTTGCGGTAGGTGCCCGCAGATGCGCCCGTCATGTCGAGGATGTTGGTCGTGGTCGCAGTGGTGATGCTGGCAAGATCGGTGCGGCCCGGAGTGAAGGTCGAGCCGTTCTTGTCCATCCACGAGGCATGAACCTCGATGTCGGCGGCCTCTCCCGTCACAACGCGCAAGATGTCGGTGGTAGCCTGGGCGATGAGCATGGCTACACCTGCCTCCCCAATGCGACAAGATGATAGGCCGTAGGGTCTTCCTGCACCGTGGTCGTTGCCGTGAAGTCGTAGACCTCCAACTCAACCGATGCCGGGTTTTGTGTAACCATCCGAACTGTCACGGTCTTCCAATCCGTGACCGCCGAGTTGGTGTTAGTCCTCTGGACGGAGGCCTGGACTGAGTAGCCAATGTCCGCGAAATCGTTGTCGAAGTTGAACCCCGCCCGCCCCGCCCCGACATCCGTCACGCTGGTCATGTTGTAGGAAGCGAGGATGTTTCCGGTCACGCCCGCCTTACACCACGCTTTCGGATGGCCGGGATGGAAGTGCTGACGCCCCGGCGTGACGAGCGAGGTCAGGCTGGTCCCCCCCTCCATCTCGGCTCGGGAGGCTATGATGCTGTTGGAGGGATACTCTCCGCCATTGGCATCATAGTGGTGCCACTCGCCCTTGCTGTCGCAGACAAGGACCTCACCCGGAAGCAGGCTGGCCTTGACCAGCGTCTCGGTGTTGGTGCCGTCCTCGTGAGTGACGGTCACATCGCAGGAGGTCGAGGCGTGGTTGTTGCGGAGGTTGATGTGCTTGGCCCGACGCTGAATGCTGGCCCCAGGCGATCCCAGGATCGTCGTGGTTGTGGCCGTGGTGATGGAAGCGGTATTGGTGCGTCCCGGCGTGATCGTGCCCGCGTTGTTCTCGACGTAAGAGACGTGCGCCTCAATATCCGCCGCGGCGCTGGTGATGACCCGGAGCAAGTCGGAGGTCCCGGCGAGATGTATCATCACTGATCTCCCAGGGCCATTGCGTACCAGGAGTACGCATCTTCCTGGACGTGCGTTGTGGCCGTGCCGTCATAGACCTCGATCAGGAAGGAGCCTGCGGCCTGCGTCGCGTTTCGGATATTGGAGTATTTCACATTCGTCGCCGAGAGCGATGTCGAAGGCCGCTCTACTGTTGCGGAGATGGCATAGCTGGTGTCGGAGAAGTCGGTCGCAATGGTGAAGGTCGTCAGGCCAGCCCCGCCGTCGGTGATGCTGGTGATGTTGTAGGCCCCAACGATGAACGGCCCTGACTGGACGAGGCGAACGGCACACCATACTTTCGGATGGCCGGGATGGAAGTGCTGACGCCCTGGGGTGACGCCGACGATCAAGCTGGACCCTGCCTCCATCTCGGCTTGCGTCGCCACGGCGACCGCGGGATGGTACTCCGCCCCGTTCACGTCGAGGTGATGCCACTCGCCCCGGCTGTCCATTTCCAGCGTCTCGCCCGCGAGCAAGGGCACCTTTATCAGAGAGACGGTATTCGTCCCGTCCTCGTGGGTAACAGTGACATCGCACGCCTGAGAGCCGTGATTGTTCCGCAGACTGAGGGCGGTGACGCGGCGTTGGACGCCCGACGCGGGAGAGCCCACGACCGTTGTGGTCGTGGCCGTCACGATAGAGGCCGTATTGGTTCTGCCAGGGGTGATCGTGCCCGCGTTGTTCTCGACCCAACTGGCGTGAACCTCGATGTCGGCCGCGGCCCCGGTGACGACTCGGATCAGGTCGCTCGTGCCGGTGAGTTGGAGCACCGATCAGCCTGCGCCTATGCCCTGGCCCTTCAAGCCGAGTCTTCCCACGTCCACTGACAACTCGAAGTGCCTACAGCCACAGACCTTGCATCTGCGGATGATGAGGTCCGGGCGCTCCTGATGCGCCACAAGGTTCTCCTCTTTGCGGCAGCATTCCTTCCGGTGATCTCCGGGGACGAGGCCCTGCGGCTCATCCACCGTCGCCCTCCTCGTCCGGCTCCCCGAGTACGGCTTCGAGCTTGCCCGTCTCGGTGTCGGCGACAATCATAAGCTCGCGCAACTCGGCTTTCTTGGCCGCGATCTGCGCTGCGAGCACTCGGCGGCGTCTCTCCCGGTCGATGACGGCCTGGGCCTGCTGCGCCGCCTCAATGACGGCCTGGGCCTCATCGAACTTGGCCGTCAATTCCTCGTCGGACCATTCGCTGATTTCGGGCATCTCGATCTCCTATGCGATGGTCAGGATCGTGCCGGTGGGATCGCCGTTGTTGAACTTGACCGTGAACGTCTCGCCGTTCCCGAGCACAAGGTCAGCGGCATAGTCCCACCACCCGGCCAGACGGTCGAGGGCGTCGTCGTTGTGCAGCACGACGTAGCGGAAGGATTGCCAGTCGGCCGCGGTCGCGGTCCACACACATTTCGTGCCCGTCAGGGTCCCGGTTCCGCCCGCCTCGGCCCACGAGTTCTGCACGTCGATCCCGCCCGCGGTGTAGCCCGTTCCGGTCGGCTGCGTGATGTCGCTAAGAACCGTGTCCGTCGCGGCCGGGGGATCGGTCGAACGGGCCAGAGCAACCTTGAAGGTGTGGGTGTTGAGGTTGTGAACCGCGAGCCCGAGTTGCTCAACGAAGTCCTGGATTTTGTTGAACGCTGCCATCCCTAAGCTCCTCTCCTGGCGCGCCGTTTCGCGCCGCCGTTGATCTCTTTCATCTTGAGATACCCCTCGGATAGACCCTCCCGAATGCCCTCCCGGACGGCGAGCTTCATCCCATCCGTAATGCCATCCGTAATCCGCGAGGTGGTCTCCTCAAAGAGCTTCTTCTGCTGCACGAGCATGTCGTTGTGCGTCTTCTCGGGGATCACCTTGGCCTTGATCCCGAGCCAGACGGCAAGGGCGAGGAAGGCAATCGCGCCTCCCGTCTGGATCAGCGTGATCCACTCCTGGACAGTGCCCATCAAACCTCCTCTACGGTGACGAGTGTCTTCCCTCTCGGGACTTCGATGCGAACCGGAATGGGCTCCGTCACTGGCGGAGGAGGCGGCTGCACCTCACCCCAAATGCGAGTGTACGCCGAAAGCCGCATGTAGGTCAAATCCACACGCGGGTCCAGGTAGATCGGGCGGGTGATCGGGTAGACGATGCCTCCCGAGGATAGCTGCCACGCCTCGACATTCGCGATGAGGACCTTCGAGGTCCCCATGTACGGGGTGAAGTTGTTGGAGATCGGGAGCTTGCTGTCCACCTCCTCGAAGCTCCAGGCCACGCGCCATGTGCCGTTCGGGTTCTGGACGATGTGGACGTAGTGCGCCCACCAAAACTTCTCCTCGTTCTCCCACCCATGAACGATATTCCCGCTCCACCACCAATCGGCGCTGTAGAGCCAGACTTCGACGCCGGGCCATTCTCTGCGGATCGCGGCCAGGAGATCGCGAATATGCTTCGTGACCTCTGCGGGTGTCTTGCCGTTGGCGATCTCGCAGTCCAGGACGATGAGCTTCGGCTTCCTCCCATCGAGGCCCGGCTTCCACCAGGAATTGAGGATGGTGCTGATGGAGATGCCCGGCGAGGCGAAACCGTAGATGGCCGTCTTGTACCCGACCTCCAGCGCCCCGTCGTAGTTGTACTGGAAGTCCCAATCCGGCCCACCCTTGTTGCCCGCGACGCGGACGAAGATGACTTTCACCTCGGGATGCTGCGCCGCGGTCTCGGGCCAGGGGATGCGGCCCTCCTGCCAATTGGGCTTGGAGTAGGTCTTGTTCTGATAGATCGCAACGTCATACGCCTTTACGAGTTCAGCCAACGCGGGCCAGGGCATTGCGTCTCCTTTCCTCGGGTGCGCAGATCGACCCATCCGTTTTCAGGATGCCGAGTTCCCGCGCGAGCATTCGGAGCAAGGTGCGCGTCTCGTCGGGGGTGAGATCGACCAGCATCTTTCCCGCCAACGAGAGAAGGTCGTCCTTCTCCGCCTGGGCCTCGGTCAAGACCCTCGACTGCTCGGCAGTGAGGGCCTTGGGATCGTGCCGCTCAACGATAGCCGACAGGCCCTCCGCGGGAACGGTGTCGGGGACGATGATCTCGATGCCCGGACCCGGAAAGCGGAAGGCGCACTCGCTCACGCGCTCCATCTCTCCGCCCAGGCTGACCTCCCGCTCCAGGAAGGGGTAGGCGGAGAGGATTTCCTGGTAGAGCAAGCTCGGGTTGCAGTCCTTGTCGAAGTGGTACTTCATCGTTCACCTGTAGCGGAAAACGGCGAAGACGGCGCTGGTCAGGTTGAGATTGATCCCGGAAGTCTGCTTCACATAGGCCGCATTCCATCCGGTCGGCGTCTGCAACCGCCTGTAGTGGAAAAAGGGCAGGCCGGTCTCCTCTCCGCTGACCGGGGGCAGACGAGTGAGGCGCTGGCTCGTGTCCGAATGATACCAGCCGCACTCGCGATAGCCATTGGCGTTGGCCTCGAAGGTGCAGGAGAGGTAGATGAAGAACGTCTGCGCCTTGGTGCCGTCAAGGAAGACGATGCGATCCGGGTCGGCCCAGGTGTTCGAGCCATTCACGATCCCGAGGCCGAGATCAGCCGTGCAGCCCAGGGCGAAGTCGAAGATGATCGGCGTCGCCACGCCGCTTGGGATCGACTGAGGCGTGAACATGCACAGCGCCCCGGTGTCCCGCGGGGTCTCGGCGCGATCCTTGAGATCGGCAACCGAAAGCTCCAGCTTCTTGACCCGATCAATAAGCTGCGCGGTTGGATCGAGCATGGGATCGACGAGAGCCGGGGCTACCATTCCTCAAACTCCATGACAAGCTGCTCGTGCTGATCCCGGTACTCGCAGCGCACACCGGGGATGCGCATGTGGACTTCCTCCCCTTCAACAATTGCGGTCACGAGGTCCCCCACGAAGTAGTCCCGTCCATAGACGAGCTTAGAGTCCTTGCTGTGGCGGGCCTGGAAGCTGTACTTGCGGATGATGCCGTTTTCATCCAGGACGCCCTGGGCCGCAGCGGCCAGTCCCGCGTCTGTGGTCTCCTGGGTCGAGTTGATTGTCTCCTCGATCTTGTTCCAGGGCGAGTCATCGACGCGGTCTGCCGCGATCTGAACCGACGTGGCGCGATCCACGCCCTCGCCCTGGCCGAGGGCGATGGCGACGGTCTTCTCGCCAGTTCGGTTCTTGGAGTAGGAGACATCGGTGATGAGCTTGAGGTCCTCATCAAAGATCACCGGTGTATTCCCGGAGGCATTGAAGCCCGTTGTGCGGTCCAGGCCAATCGTGGAGCGGTCGGTGCCGATGCGCGGATAGTAGGTGCGGAACTCAAAGGTCGCCGCGCCAGTCCCCACCACCTCGAACTCGACGCCGGTGGCTATGCCGATCTCCTGGATCGTCGCCAGGAGCTTCTTGTAGGCCCGCGATCCCTCCCATTGTGCGCCAAGACCCCCATTCGCCTGCACCGATAGGCCCGTTGTCTGGCCGTCCACAAGTCTCCCGTTGGCGAGAGTGGCGAGCGATCCGGCATTCTCCCTCACGAAAGCCTTGATGACGTTCTCGCCCGGCCCCGACTTTTCTGCCCCCGCCGATCCCGCCTTATACAAGATGTATCGGCGGTCGATCAGGTCGAGGTAGGACTGGCCGTGCGAGCGCCTGTATTTTGGGTCCTGGAGGGGCTTTTGCGTGACGGGGGTTCGATGGAGGCCCTCAAACTCCTTATACCAGCCGATCCCAAAGTCTGGCAGCGCGCGCCACACCTCGATCTGCGCGTCGAGAGGGAAGTAGTCCGAGAGGCCCGGCTCATCGGTCATCTCCAGGCTGTAGACGCCGACCGTGTTGACGCGCTTGGAGTAGCCGATGTGTCGGAATCCCCCGTCATCCGAGAGGAGCTTCACCACGGTCCCCGACTGATCTTTGATGCGGACTTGGTAGCGAGGGGCCATCCTATGCCATCACAAGCATAGCCATGTTCGGCGCGGGCAGGTCCGCGCCAACGGGAGAGTTCACCGGATTTGCGTGACCATCGTAGCCGGATAGGTCCTCGACGTAGTTCGTTCCGTTCACGAGCGTCTGACCGATGATTGTCGCGAGGCCTTGCGCAGTGAGCATCCCCAGGTGTAGGAGTTCTCCCCCAATAGGCCCTCGACGGCCCGCGGCCAGCAGGGCAGCCTCGCTCGGAACCAGGATGCGCCCAAACATGCGGAAGTCGAGCATCAGCCCGTCGTAGTTGCTATAGCCACCACCGGCACCGAGGGTGATGGAAGAGGAGTCGTTATCCACCCCCCCCGTAGGGGTAGAGTCCTCTATAACCGTTTGAGATACTCCGTCGATGTAGATGACGGGGTTCGCGCCAGCGCCGCCGCCCCGGTTGTAGGTCACGACAAGATGATGCACCGCCCCAATTGCCAGGTTGGCGTCAACGCGCCAAGAGCCGTCGGTTCCGCTGAAAGTATGGATAAACTTGGGATCACCATTTTCAAGAAACAGTGTTTGAGCAAATCGCTGCATAAGCGCGAAGCTGCCCGCGACTGTCTCCGGCTTGATCCACAGCGCGTAGGAGACATCCGTTTGGTTATACCAAATGCTATTCCCTGGCACCGTTAGAGATTGGGAGGAGGCATTCTCAAAGTCAATAGCCACTACTCGGCCCTCCCTATTCGTACTTGAGAGCACACTGCCTAACTTCGGCGTCGCCGGATGCTGTATCGCCCGCGTCGCCCGGTGCCCGGTGGATCGCTAGAATCACCTCGTCTCCGGCAGCGAGCCCATCATTGTTGGTCAGGGTGATCGTGCAGACCTTCTCGTAGCCCGCGGTTCCAGCGACGGCGGTCGCCGACGAGAGGTTGTCGGAGGCAAAGCTGTCGGCATCCACGTCCTGCGAATCGCCCGGAGTTGTTGCCATGATCCGGGCTCCGAACACGACATTGCCGCTGGTCGCCGAGGCCATCTTGAAATGGACCTCGACGGTCGGGCTGCCGACGTAGTTCGATGGCATACGGAACTGGAAGTAAATCCACTCCTCGGTTGTATCGTCAAACAGGGCCTCGTACCAGCGCGGTTTCGGTGTTCCCGCGGAGCTTGTCTTGACCTGGACGGTAGCCGCCTTGTTGTTGGCCGTGTCATCAGGAAGATATGCCGCTCCTGCCGGGAGGGAGACTTCCTTGTTCCCCCCTCCTGCTCCTCCTCCAGACATCTTCCAATAGGTCCCATCAAACCTCAGTCGAATGAGCGTGTCGATGTTGTTGATGACATAGGAGGGCGTCGGAAGGCGGATGTTGCCAGCCTCGGTGAGCGTGACGAGCCTGGAGGCATTCTCCAGGGCGATCAAGACCTCCTGGCCCTGGGTGCCGCCATTGATCGTATCGAGTTCGTCCGTGGACGCGTCGGCCTGGGTATCGACCGTGTAGAAGCCCGCCCCACGAACCGTGACGACACCCGAGGCGATGGTAAGCTCGCCACCGGATCGCATGAAGGATCGCGCCAGCATCGTACCCGCGAACTCACGCTCGTCGGTGACGGTGATGACGCCACCCGTTGTGACGAGCACCTGGGCCAGAGGCACATCCCAGGTTGTGCCGTCCGTCTGCACGAGGGCGGGCGGGGTCGGGCTCGCGGCTTCGGTGCCCGCGATCCGGGTGATGCGAACCGTTTGCGCGGAGAAGTCCTTGCGCAGCACAATTCGGTCGATCCTGGGGTTGGTGGAGGGCGTCGGGATCGCGACGTTCTCCGAGGCGTCACTGTCGTAAGTCTTTCCGTCCACAAAGGCCCCGCCCGAGGCGACAGCCACAGGCGAAGCGACGCCGCTCACCGCCAACTGATTCAGATACCCAGGAAGGACGCCTTCCTTGGTGCGGTCGAGCGTGAACGCCTTGCGCCAGAAGTCGCTCCACTGATCGTCGGAATAGGGACCGCAGTCCCCCGTTGCAGACCCGGCCCACGGCATTGATTTCTGTGTCATAGCAGGCTCCTAGAGGCCGATGAAGCGTTCGTAGTATTTCACCGAGACGGAGGACTGACCCCCGACCGCTCCACCAGCCTCCACCTTGATCGTGTTGTTGCCGCCCGCAACCTCGGGATCGGCCTCGATACGCCAGAGGGCCAGATCGCTGTCCGCCGTCACAGTGCCGATCCGGTTGATGCCGTCGCTGTCCACGACCGTCTTCTTGTCGGGAGAAAGGTCGATGTCTACATACTTGCCCGCGCTGATCGTGAACAGCAACTCCACTTTCTTGTTGAGAGTGACATTGGTCACGCGCGGGTTTTGGAGCGGGCCGGTCAGCCGGATAATGGGATAGGTGAACCATGTCCCCGCGTACGCGACTACACGGCCCTCATTGATGATGCTCGATGTGAACAGGATCGGGAAGGTGATCGGGAAAACGAGGAAGCTCCCGACGCCCGACACCGACCAGACCTCCTCTTTCAGCGTCGGGTTGTAGAACGTGGGATCGGGCGCTCGCAGGCGCACCACGGCTCTTTGCTTCGGCCCAAGCTGATCGCGTGAGGAGAGCCCAAGCTCGCTGTGGAAGTAGCAGTCGATTTGCCGCATGGCCCCGTCCGGCAGCGTGAAGCGAAGCTGGATCGGGTTGTTGGAGGGCTTGAAGATTTCCAGGAGCTTCTTGCGGCTCGTGAAGAGGGCGCTGTAGCTGGAGGTCATAATCGCTTCGCGCAGAGAGAGCATCCGCGGCTCCAGCAGGAAGCCCTCGTCACTGTCCCCATGCTGCTGCGGCGCGCGCGAGATCAAACGCTGCACCGGGGGCATCCCAAAGCCCTCGTAGGCCTCGTTGAGGAACTCCGCCGAGTTATCCAGATCGTAGGTGACGCCCGCCACGATGGCTTGCAGGTTGGTGTAGATCATCTGCGCCCCGAGTTCATAAGCTGGAGCAGGCGGATGTCGTCGATCAACTGCGGCTCAGTCTGATTCCGGTACTGCGCCGTGAGGTAGTAGTTGTTCTCCGTGACCCCTTCCCTTCCCGCGAGGGCCGGGGCTGGCGTAAAGGCCGGTCGAGGAATCTCTTGAAGCCCTGCCCCAAGCATAGCGAGTTCTTTGATGGCCGAGGAGACGCCCGGAAGCCCCTTCTTGAATCCTTGCTGTAGCCCCTCAGTAAGCTGGAGGCCGAAGTCAAAGAATACCTGGGAACGGGAATGGATACCGAGGATGTCCTGAGCCCAACCAACCGCATTTTCGAGAGCATCACTAAGCCAGCCGGTGAAGCGGTCCCAAACGGCCCTCACGCCATCCCATAGGCCCTGAATCCAGTTGCGCCCGGCGTTGTACCATTCTGTCGCCTTGAGAATGACGATCTGCACGAGTTGGCCCGCGGCAGTAGTTACATTCCCGAGAAGCTCAAGGAACTTGATTTCAACGATCAGTACAAGTTGCCGCGCGGCCTCCGTTACCCCGGCTACAAGCTCCCAAAACTTGAACTTCACAATGAACACGAGTTGCGCCGCTGCGTTAGTGACCCTCGCGGCCAACTCCGTGAGCTTGAAGCCCACGATGAATATGAGTTGGGTCGCGGCCGTTGAGGCAAGGTTGAGGATATTCGCCCATCCTAGCTGAAACAGGAAGACGATCTGATCCCATGCCGTTTTTGCTTCCGGGCCAAGAATAAGGATGGCCGCGATGAGGGTTCCTATTGCGAGCAGCAGGAGATTCAAAGGATTCAGAATGAAGGCGACCGCGGTGCCTATCGCCGCGGCGACTCCGCCAAAGATGGCGCTTCCTATAGCGAATGCCTTGAAAACTCCTACGACACTTAGAATCCATACTAGAAGGTCTCCGCCGTCATCCTTCACCCATTCCGTGAGATCATCTAGCGCAGGCCGCAGGTCTTCCCTTATCCAATCCGCTAGGTTGCGAAACGCATCCTCAATTTCTTGGCCGTGCAGAACAATCCAATCCCCGAGACCGGTGATCGCGAGGGAAAACCTTTCGATGAGACTGACGTTATCCTCTTCCACTGTATCGCCCAAGGCGATGCCCATGTCTCGTATGGCTTGCGTGATCCCTGGACCGTGCTCCTCCCAAAACAGTTGGATGTCTTGCTTGAATCCATCCCATGCCGTCTGGAATGGCTCAATGGCAGTGACAAACTGCACCCCGATTCTCACTATGAAGTCGGAGATTCTTTCGATGGCGTCGGCAATCCCATCTGCGATACCGTGGATGGCGCTGGCAAGGTCCCCGGCGTCAATCTCCCCAAGACCAAAAGCGGCCCATAGCTGCCCAAGAGCGGGAAGCAGATCAACCTTGATCGCCCCAAGCACGGTGTCAAAGGCATGGCCCAGGACTCGTCCGATCCTTTCAACGGTCGCGCGGAAGTCGGGGTCCATAAGAACTTGCGCCAAGTCGTAGAAGGCGTTGGTGATAACCTGAATCAGAGGCCCCAGGAACTCGGCCCCGACGACGAGCTTGATGAAGTCCTTGAAGATGGAGACCACGCCGTAGAATGTGTGGGCCATTCGTTCGGACGCGTCAGGGAATTGCTCCATCGCAAGCTGGTTGAAGGCGTTGATGAACTCGTGTACGTCATATCGGCCGCGGGCCGCGGCCTTGCGGAAGGCGTCGAGGCTCATCGTGTCGAGGCCGAGGTTGTGGCGCATTCGGATCAGAACGTCCGTCACCGGGACAAATCCGCCTCGGGCAAGATCGCGTAGCTCGGTGCCCGTCACCTTGCCCTGCTGGATCATCTGCCCCATGTTCTGAACGATGCGCTCCATCACATCGCCCTCGAGGCCCATTCCGGCAGTGAAGTTGGCCGCAGCCTCGGTGAGGTCCCAGGCTTGGTCCGTGGTCAAGTTCATCGCCATTCCTAGCGTTTGAACATCGGCCACCTGCCCAAACTCGAAGGGCGACCAAATCGCCAGTTCCTTGAGCCGGTCGAGCAAGTCCTCCGTCAATGGCCCGGCCATAGCCAATGCCGTTGAGAAGTTGTCCGTCCTGCCTGCGGCGACAAGCTCGCGGGCCGTCAGGCCCTCCATGCGGAGTTGCAGGGTCTGGAATTGGGTGGCCCCCTCAATCGCCATGCGCCCGAGATTGGCGAGACTGTCGGCAAGGCGCTCGAAAATGCGCGCGGCGAGCATACCGAGGCCGGTCTCGCTGATCCGTTGCAGGGCACCGCCAACACTGTCTGCCGCTTGCGAAGCGCCCTGGTCCTGGCCTACGATGGTGATGGTGATGCGATAGTCGGGCACCTATTTCCCTCGATGGGCGCGGGAGTGCTTGCCTTCTTCGTCGAGGCAGATCAGGTGCGAGGAGATCGTGCCGAGGTCCTCATGCACAAGGTCGGAGGGCCTGCAATGGTAGACATCCCGGCACAGGATCAGTTCGATGTACTCCCAGGGTGCCGGAGCATCGGCCCATAGATGCCCCACCACCCCGGCCCTCAGTTTCCCGCGGCCGTCCCCGGTACTGAGGCGAAGGTTGCCTCGATGCTCTTGCGCAGGGCCGCGATCATCTCCGGGAGAGCCGCAATGGGGAGTTTGTCGATGCCGCCCTCGATGGCGCGGTCGAAAATCTCCGTGATCTCATTGAGCTTCACCGCCGCGGTTGCTTCTTTTCGGGGTGCGCCACATTTCGGGCAAGTCTCCCCGGCGTAGGTTTCCCCGCACTTGCAGATGACGTTGGCCGATCTGTCGAGGGTCTTGAGGTCTCCCCAAGTGAAGCTATCGCTTCGCACCTTCAATTCGATGTCCATTCGTCTCCTCGCGAGCCTGAGACTACGCGATCACCGACTTGGTGATCGAGGGCGCATGGAGCGTGAACTCGATCCCAATGGGATCGCCGCTCTGCACCTCGCCCTTCGGGTAGATGGGCTCCTTGATGAAGCCCGGACCCGTCGTATACATGAACTGGCCGGATGTCCCGCCCTTCGGCGACCAGCGCATCCAGAACTGCGAAGCCGCTTCCTGCGCAGCGCGGATCACCTCGCTCGGGTCGCCCGCGCCTTCGGTGTGGGCGATCATGCAGCCAAGCTCGATGTGGCCCCGCTTTCCAGCGCCCAGGAAGGGCGTGTCGCCATCGGCGGTGAAGAACTCGCCGATTTCGCGTTCTCCGCCGCCGACCTCGATCTTGTTGGCGAAGCCGCTCATGTCCGTCCAGGCCGTGCCGTTGAGGCTGTACTCGATCTTGACGCTGCGGAAGGTGAAACCACCTGTGGTCTGTGTCATCTCTGATCCTCCTCTCTGCTAGGGTAGACGGAAGACGGCGACGGTCAGCGCGGTCACGCCGGAGTAGGTCATGCTGACGTTGCCGTTCGCGTCGTTGAAGATGTGGGTCTGGAGGGGCGGAAGCAGCTTGTTCCCGGTCGTGGCCGGAACCACGACAACGAGATCAGCCACGTCCATCCCGTCCACCTTGGCGGGCGTTGCGATGGTCACGGTGACGGGGGAGCCATCCGTGTTCTTGAACTCCACGAGGCAATTCCCGTCGTTGGGAAAAGTGTCCCCGCCGCCCGCCGCGGGCGTGAAGGCCGGAGTCAGCCCGGCCAGGGTGACGTTCTGAGGGGTAAGAGCCGCCATGCTTCACCTCACTCCGATGGGGGTCTCGGCCTGCGGGGCCGAGGCATCTCTGCCGCGGATGTCTCCGGCGCTGGAGCATGAACCTCGGGCTCGGGCGGCTTCCGGGCCGCGTTGCGCAGCGTCATCGCGTCGTCCATCGAGAAGTGAAGGACACGCGCGATCTCTGTGAGTTCCAGCGCCGCGATCTGTTCGATCTTCCAGAGCCCCAACTCCCGGATCAGGGCGAGCGCCTGATCCTTGCCGACGCCGGGCAGCGTCAGGAGAGGGGCGAGGTCTGTCAGCGCAATCGCGCCTCCGGCTCTGACGACGGCCTCCGTCTCCTTCTCGTCCAGATGCTCGAAGCGCACAATCTCGCCACGCCCGATGGTGCGAAGCTCCTTCGAGTGCCAGAGGGGTGAGATCGTCACATACTCCATCGCAACTCCTTATCCGGCCAGAGAGGCCTGGATCGGGATGATCTCCCAAAGATACACCAAACCTCCAACAGGGAGTTGGGTCACGACCGTCGCCTGTCGGTAGTCCAGGGCCATGCCCTCGTGTTCGACGCCGCCCAGGAGCGGCTCCAGAGCGGCCTCGATGTCGTCGATCTGATCTTCGGCCTCGGCCTCGCGAGAAGCTCCGTTCGGGTCGGCGTAGAGCACGAAAATCCACACCTCCAGATTGGCGATCAGACGACGCCCTCGCGCAGTGAACACCGGGCGGCTCGACCCGGCGCTGATGACGAGGCCGACGGGCGACGCGCCCCCGAAGTCCGACTTCTTGTACGGGTAGACGGCCTGGAGGGGCTTGCCGGTGCCGACGAGATTCGCGGTCAGGTATGCGGCCACCTCTTTGCGGACATCCTTGCGGTTGCCGGTCATCTGATCCTCTCAAAGAGAGCGCGGGCGGATACCTCGCCGATCCGAGCCAGGTCTTCATCAAGCGTCCGCCGATAGAAGGCATGACTTCCACCCCTGGCCTCTTCGATAGGGCCATAGATCGCGGGGCGATGCCCGAGAGGGTTGATCGCCGAGGGATCGGGCGTGATGACCGCCATGCCCGGCCGCGGAAGCTCCATCATGTGCGAGACCGACAGCGCGCCGGTGAGCCGGTGCGTGATGGAGGAGGAGTAGCGCAGCACTTCCAATCCCGCCGCCCGCACCGCGATGTCCGATTGGCCCTGCGGAGCGATGGCCTCACTGAGGCGGCGCATCGCCCGCAGAACATCATCCACGCCTTCGAGCCTGACGCCCTCGATCACTTGAGGTCCTCCAGGATGAGGTGCTTGCGCACCCCGCCCCGCCAAGGCCATTCGGCCACGGCCTTGATAGGGTAGTCGATGCCGCCGCTGGTCAGATAGTCTCCCTCGTGGATGTCGTGGTCGCCGTCGACGAAGGTCTGGAGAAGCTCGTGCGGCGAGTCGAGCCCCATGCGCAGACGCACCTCCGAGTCTACCGGCATCAGGGGGATGCACATGAGCCCCGAGAGATGGAGCACCGGCTCGGGGCGTTTGCCTCCGACGAGCGCCGGGTGGCGCTTGGTGCTGACTGTCAGCGTGGCAAGCCGGGCGAAGGAACTCACGCGGGCAACTCGTCGATGAACAGATAGGTTTTGCAGGTATCGCCCGCGGCGATGGCCGCAGCATCCCGCACCCGAATCTTCCAGGCGGGAGGCAGCACGAAGTCCTGCGGGATAGGGATGGTCAGGTAGGAGGTCGCGACGAATGCCGCGAGATAGGGAAGCGCCTGACCAAAGGTGTAGAACCTCTGGAGGCTCGCCGTCTGGACCGCCCCCGCGAACTGCGCGTAGCGGACGTTGTTGCTCGCGTCCAGAATCTCCAAAGCAAGCTGCCGGTTGCCCACGGTCGCTATGCTGGTGTAGTCCACGAAGGCCCACACGAGCCGATACTTCTTCCCTGCCGGGCTCGTGAAGACCTTGCTGTTCCCCGCCGCTTCGTCGAGGAGCAGAGTGAGATCGAAGTCCACCTTGGTCCGTTGCGTCATATCACCCTCCGATCGCAACGTCGTCGCCATGAGCGGCGAAGTTCATGTTGATCGTCCCGCCCTCCAGGCTTCCCCCGCCGATCCCGTAGCTGTCCTCGATGGTCTTGGCGAGGGCCTGCATCTTGGCCGTGACCTGACGCGCCAACTGCCCCAGGCTCTCCCGAAGCGGCCCGGCTTGGATGTCTACCACATCGAGGTTGCCGAGGATGTTTCCTAGCGCGCGGTATTCCGCCAGATCGAGGAAGGCCGCGATGTTGGCGCTGTCGATGGGCGCGAGATCGGCGTCCACGAGCGCGTCGACTCGCCCCGAGACGGCGAGGTTGAGGCGGATCAGGCCGGAGAGTAGCGGATCGTTGAGGTCGCCGTTGGAGCCGTCATTGGTCACGCCGTCGAGGCCCGCGGCGGTCATCAATCGACCAACGCGGCGGACGAGGATGCGTTCCGCTGCGCTGCGCGAAAGCAGGCTCATGGAACCTCCGAGTGTGGAGCGGGGGCAGGGCGCGGAGGGCCACCTCTACGCCGCTGCCCCCGATCTCCCAAAAGGATCAGGGTCCCTCGCCCTCGGGGGGCTCGGGGCCGTCTCCCTCCGTCTCGGAGGTCGGCGCGTCCGGGGCCTTGGCCTCGGCTTTGGCCGCGAGCTTCTTGGCCTCGGTCTTGGCCGCAGCGAGGATGCTCTCCGCTTCGGCCTTGGTCGCCTCGATGATGCTTCCCGCCTCAGCGTGGGCCGCTTCGAGAATGGCCTTGGCCTCGGCCTTGGCTTTCTTGGCCTCGGCGATAGGCGGAAGGGCGAGGACCTCATCGAGCTTGGTCTCGACGTTCCCTAGCCGATCCCGGAACTGCGCCATGATGATCTCTAGTCTCGCCATCTCGCTACTCCTAGTAGCCGGACGGGACGGAGAAGCCGCCCGCGGTGAACAGCATGAACACGCCGTTGAGGCGGTTGCCGCAGCCCAGGCCGAAGCGGTGCTCCCAATACGACTCCTTCAAGGGATACCGCTCGTCCTCGGCCACCAGCGCGAGCCCTCTCGGCAGTCCGGTGTCCGCGGGGTCGTACCGCTGAACCAGCGGCTTCACCGCGTCCATGTGAACGGCGAGCAGGTAGTCGGCAGGGACCCACCGCCATTCGGACACCCACACGCCGGAGGTCGTGCGCCCGATGATGGTGCCGGGCAGGCGAGTCGGAAGACCGATGGGGACGGCGGTGTTGTCGCCGGGCCGGACGTAACGATCCGGGACCTCGTTGAACTCGGTGAGCGCCTCAACCTTGGCGCGCTGCGCCTGATTGATGAACGCCACGATGTTCGAGCCACCCGGTTCGACTCCGAAGTGCTCGACAAGCTCATCGCGCACGGTCGGGAACGGGTTGTTCGAGTCGGAGATGTTCGCCGAGGTGTAGCCGGAGGCGAGATAGTGCGTGTCCGTCGCCTCGGCCTCCGAGCCGAGGACGGGCGGGTAGACCACCGCATCGCCGTTGGCGAGCGGCTCGACCAGGAGGTTTCCGTAGTGCGGATCAACGAAAGTCTCCTGGGTGTTGTTGAAGAGGGCACGCAGGACCTCGTAGCGCACGGTGTTGACATCCTGGATCATCACCGTATCGAGGTGGCGGTCGTAATCCTGCATGGTCATGTAGGCGCGATCCACCCGGCTCTCGCCGAGGGCCGCGCCGTAGCCCTCGATGGGGAAGGCGACATCCCATCCGCCCGTCGCCTTCACTTCGGCGCTCTTGCCGAGGCCGGAGAGCTTCTGGAGACGCCCGCCGCCCGCCAGCTTGTAGCGCCACTTGTGATCCTCCGTGGACCGTTCGATGAAAACGGCCATGATCTCCGAGAGTTCCGCGTTGTAGCGACGGAGGATTTCCTGGGTTGCTTCGTAGACGACGCGCTGGCCGACCGCCTCCACGAAAACGCGGTCGGTGTCATCGAGGCCGAGGAGACCGAAGATTCCAGACATTTCAGCCTCCTACGCCCAAACCGTCTGATAGTTCACGTCGATGTAGACCACCTTCGTGAACGTGGGCGCGTTGGGCAGGATGATGATCCGCCCTGCCCGGACGGTCATGGTGCCTGCGGCATCGGCGAGCGCGCCCGCCGTGTCGCTGAGGAAAACCGGGACATCACCGTTCAGCCCCGAGACGGTGAAGCCATAGACGGCACCCCTCTTGAGGACCGGGACGGCCCCGCCGATGCTGGCTGCTTTCAAGGCGATCCCGCGGAACTGCTGCTTGCCCGCGGCGTTGGCGTCGGCAACGCCAACCTTGCCCGCCGTGTCGTAGTACACCGCTTGCCCCTTGGCAATCGCTTCCACGGCGATCCCGTCGATCACCTCGCAGTCTTCGGCACGGACCATCGCGACCTGGGCTGCGGTAACTGCAATGTCAGCCATGAGTCGATGCTCCTAAAACCGTACTGCTGGCGGCAACCCTTCCGTCTCACTCTGCGCTTCTGTCTCGCCGTGCTTCTCAACACGCTTGAGAGGACGCTTCTCGGGCTTGCGCCGAGGGCCTCCGGCAGAGCGTTCCGGGCTTGAGGTCGCCCTCTTCGGATCAATGAGGTAGGGCTTCTCCTCGGCGAGCTTCTTGAGCATCTCTTTGACCCCGGCCACTTTGCCGGTGTCCTTGTCCTCGCTCAAGAGGGAGTGGTCGCCCATGTCGTACGCGTCGGCGGGGTCGTTGAAACCCATGCGAGCGGCCACGCGCTCGATAGCGGAACGGATGCGCATGTCGCTCAATTCGCCCTCAAGCTCGGTGACACGCGTCTTTGCCTCCGCCGCCTCGTCCTGGGCCTTCTGGAGGGCCGTCTTCTTGGCGTCCTCCGATTTCTTCTCCGCCTCGCGATACTTCTTGAGTTCCTTGTCCTGCTCCTTGGTGGCCTTCGTGAGGTTTCTCTCGGCCTGCCGGAGCTTCTTGATGAGTTTCATCGCCCTATCTTTGTCGAAGGGCTCCTCATCCTCTTCCTCTTCCTCCTCTTCTTCCTCCTCTTCCGCTTCCTCCTCTTCTTCCTCTGTCTCCCCCTCTTTCTTCCCTTTCTCCTTCTTCTTGCCCTTCCCTTCCCCTTCTGCTTCGTCCTCGTCCGGTTCTTCGTCTTCGTCCTCGTCCGGTTCTTCGTCGGCGTCTTCTTCATCGGCAGCGCCTCCGCCGCCGTTGCCGCCCTTGGCGAAGAAAAGGGCACCGATCCCAAACGGCAGGGTCGGGTAGAGCAAGTCGTCGGATAGCATCTCGCTTCTCCTATTCAGACTTTTCTGCGGGCTGGCGCTTGCCAGCGATGCGATAGATCGCGGCGGGGGCAATCTCGCCCATCCGCGCATACAGACTGATGATCCGGTTCGCAGCGCGCTTCTTGGCGCTGGCGAAAGCCTCCGGGCTGACGCCCTCGGGCTTCTTGATCCGTGTGATGCCCCGTCCGGCCGCGGCCGCGTGAACCGCGTTCTTGTTGACGCCGCCTCCGGGCTCGCGGACGGGCAGGAAGCACAGGTCCTTCACCTTCTCCCCCTCGCCATTGAGGTCGATCAGACAGGCCGAGCAATAACTAGCGGGACTGTCCCACCGGCTCGCGCTTCCGTCCCACGGCTTGTCCACCATCCCGGCCATTGGACCCTCCGGTTACATTCTCGTCCTGCCTCGGCTCAGGGGCCGATTGCGCCTGCTGCGCAGCTTTCTCCACGGCCTTCTCGACCTCCGCGATCTCCTTGTCGGTCCAGCCATGCCGCTTCAAGTATACATGCAATGGCAAGCCCGCCTCTTTCGCCGCCGTCGCCGCGGTCCAGAACGCCTCTTCGATCTCTAGCTCGTCAAGCGGATCGCGCGCGAAAACGGGGCGGGGGCCAATGCTGTGATCGAGCTTGCCCGCCGCGTAGCTTTCGAGGTTGATTCCCCCGAAATCCGTGTAGCCACGGATGCCGCCGATGGTCATTGCCATTTTCTGTGCGCGGGCGAGCGCGTCGTCATAGCGGGCTCGGCGCTCGTTGACCTTGGTCTCGGCGGGCTGGCGGGCCAGACGCACCGCGCGGCCGGAGTTGGTCTGGATGGCCTGATTGATCTCGACCTGCAACTCGGGGTAGTCCGCCTCGATCTCCGAGAGCATGTTCTTGATCTCGGCCACGACCGAATCGAGGTCCAGGTCGGCCACGAGCGGCCAGGGGCGAGCCTGCGGGTTGTTGGCGTAGAGGGCGGGAACTTCCTCGCGGCTTGGCTGAGGACGGTCTGCGGTGGGCGTCGTCTTGGGGATCGTGGACTTCTCAGCGGTCGCCTTGGAGACGCCGGAAAACATCCACATCGGATCAACGCTCTTGCGAATGTGATCGTGGAGCTTCGAGGCCAAGTCGTCGAGTTCCTGAATCTTGTGCCGCAGCGGGTGGAACTCGGACCAGCCCCAATCGAGCCCGACCTCGTGGTGGTGGATCATCACGAGTGGAATGAAGTCGTAGTCCCCGACCGTCCAGGACGGCCCGTTTTCCTCGTTCCAGGCGTAGGGCGTGCCATCGAGCAGTGTCTCGTACTGGATGCCCCCCTCGACACGCGTCGCGATCTCGGTGTAGGTGACGCGGTTGGCGATGTCTTTCTCCGGGTGCTCGCGGTACTCGGAGAGGACGTAGCCTTTCACGTTGCCGCGAGAGTCCACGGTCACATCCTGGATCGTGGCCGGGTTGACGAGTTCAAAGTAGACCTTGCCTGTCTCGGTGTCATCGACAACCATGAGCCCGAGATCGCCGAAGACGGTTCCCCACAGCGTCGCCAAGTCTTTGTTGGTGCTCCAGTTGCTCCATTCCCACAGCTTCGAGATCGAGGCTCGGATGCGCTTCTCGTTCTTCTGATTGGAGCGGGGCACCAGGATCGGCAGCGCGCACATCGCCACCTTGCCGTCGCCCGCTTCGGGGTCGAGCCAGCCGCCCCACAGATGCGTCTTCCAGAACTCGCCAAGGCGGTAGGCCGGGTTGTAGATGTTGCGGATGTGCTGGTAGAGGGCGTTTTCAGTCTTGAGGGCTGCGGCCCAGGCGTGGAGGTTTCGGTAGGCGTTGTTCTCGTAGAAACTCCAGTACACCGCGTAGCGCAGGCGACGGGTCTCGAAGGCGGAGAACTCGTCGATGGATTGTGAGCCGACAACATCACTCGCCAGCAATGATTCGCGGAAGGCCCGGAGGGCGAGAGAGATGCGAGTGATGAGGTTTGGCATGTGCTATCCTCGGTAGCCCGCGACCGGGCTGGCTCCGATACTGGAGCCCGTTTCCTCTAGGCCATCGACGTGAGCGACGAGGTATCTCACATCGTCCATCCCGTGATTGAACAGATCGACAGGGATTTCCTTCCGAGGGCGTCCCTCACGATCTGTGGGCCATGAATAGCGAGGGAACTCCTCTTCTGTGCAGGTCGGCAGTTCTTCCGCGACCAGCATGGGGTCCCGCTCGACCAGGGCATCCCGCATTAGGTATAGCGTAGGTCGGCCCCTTTCGTCAAGTGCTAGGCGGCGGTAGACCGCCTGGATGCCGGGGCCGATGGCCTTGTTGGCGGGAACCGTCGCGATCCCATTCTCCTCCAGCGTGGCGCGATCTTCGGCGTCCCAATCGCAGACCGTGGCCTCGATATTCTCTGCCGCGGACAGTTGGTTGATCTGCGCGGAGTGCTGCGCGACGGTGCGCTTCGTCATGTAGATTTCTCGGTAGCGAAGCAAGTCGCCGTCCGGCAGCACCGCCCACCACTGGCAGACAAACGGGTTCTTGTAGCCGAAGTCAACGACGCGGTACTTGGCCCACCAGGGTTCGATGGTCCGGGCCGGGACGATATGCACCTCGGGGTCGTAGTTGTCGTAGACGAGGCCTTCAAAGCTGACGAACTCGCCTTCCATCTCCTGCTTGCGCCATAGCCCCTGATAGGTCGCGAGCAGCATGGCGTAGTAGGCCGCGGAGAGATTTTCGCGGTTTTCGCGGGTGGTGACGCGCCGCCACGAGAGCAGATGGCCCGAATCGGCGGAGAGACCGATCTCTTTGAGGGCCTCCATCACCTCCTCGCCGATCTGCTGGAGCACGAAAACGGTGTAGAGCCAGTGCAGGACGCCGCGCGGGGTTGTGGTGAGCCACATCTGAGGGTTGTGGCCCACGCGCAGACATCCAATCGGGATGAGGAACGACTGTTTGGAGGGGTGGCGACCCGGCTCGTCGTACCAAATCCAGTTCACGTTGGGTCCGCGCCAGGAATCGGGCTCCTTGATGCCTCCGTACCACACGACCGAGCCCGTTTTGAAGCGGATCATCTTGTCGCCCTTCGACCAATGCTCGACGAGGGGCGAGGTGGGCAGGCCGGTCAGGTCCGGGTCTATCGGAATCCACTCGTTGAGTTGGACCCAGGTCGAGCGTTTGAAGTGTTTTTCGTCAGGGGCGAGGATGAGGCCGGGCTCTCCGGCGCGAATCTTCTTCTGCGCTTCCTGGACGCCCGCGGTGGTCTTGCCGCTGCCGCGACCGCCGACGAGCAGGCGGAGAATGGCGCGATCGCGGTGGAACTGAGCCTGCCCGGTGTGGGGCTTATAGGCTTTTCCGTTGGGTTTGACGAGCCAGCCGTGCTCGTCGGTGGGCCAGAGTTCGGGACTACGCTGGAGGAGAGTCTCCGCTTCCTTGCGCAAGCCGTGGCCGACCCATTCGGCCAGCCATTGCGGCAACTGCTTGTCCGATTCTTTGGATGGCTTCCGGCCCGCCTGGGAGTCCCTTGACATTTTCGTTCACCGCCTCTATGAAACGGCCAAACATGACCAACGCCATGCCTCGGGTGATGAACTCCCCGGTATCGACATAGAGTTGCCGCTGCGTATCGACGACTTTGCGTATGGTCTCGGTGAGCTTGATGATCTCGCGTCGCGTCTCGGCCAGACCCGCTCCCTCGCGCAGCAGTTTCCCTAGCTCGTCGAACAGCTTGGCTTCGCGTTCGGGCTGCTCCCACTCTCTCGCGGTGCTGATGTCGCGATAGAGGGTCTTGGCTCGATCCCACATTTCGCTGGTGTTCTTCTGACTGAGTTCGCGGACGCGATCCTGCAAGATGGCCCGGACCAGCGCCAATTCGCGGTCGAGGGCGAGGCGATCCGGGTCGGTCAAGAAGTCCTGATAGTCCTGCATCATGTTCGCGGGCAGGAAGTATCGGCTGCGGCTCCCGTCCTTCCACGCCGGATTGGCCGGACCCTTGAGCGATTCGCCGCCGTGAAACTTGCAGGCGTCGCCGTCGCGGGGGACGTGCTTGCGGCAGTGGCGATCCTCGCCGCACTCGGGGCATGTCAGCAGGAGGTATTCTTCGGCGGGGTAGGAATGCTGGCACTTGCGACAGTGTTTGCGTCTGCGCCAGCAGTAGTAGATCGGATCGCCCGCGGCATCGCGGGTCGGAAGCCCCAGGTCAGCCGGGGTGCTTTCAGGTGGAATGTCGATCTCGGGCAGCGTCGGGATGGTGGACATTGATATTGAGGGCCGAGGCGTGCGCCTTAGCCTTTTGTCTGCTCCCCATCTTGCGGAGCCGCACCCACTTCCCCTTCCGCTCCACCATGACCCATAAGCCACGCGCTCGGTACGGCACCGTACACCTCCGCGCAGAACGCCCAAAAGTCGTCAGCGAACATGAAGGTAACGCCCGCGTTCTCGGCTGCGCCGCGATCCGCCTCGTCATCCCCAACCATCAGCGTCTCGCTCGGCTTGAAGCGCAGCGTCCCCATGAGTTCCAGCAGCATCCCCGCCTCGGGCTTCCGGCAGGCCGGGGCCGGATCGTTGAAGACGATGCCTTCGGGGTGATAGGGGCAGAGACGATAGGCTGCGGCCCCGATGAGGTCCGCCGCGGCGCGGACCATCGCCGTCGCTTCCTCGAGACTCGTGTAGCCGAAGGCCACGCCGCCCTGATTGCTCGCCACGGCGAGGACCTGGCCTTCGGCGCGCATCCGTTCGCAGTAGTAAGCCACGCCGGGTATCGGCACCTGCTCGGAGACCTTGTTGGGCGGGCCGGAGGTCGTGCTCGTGACCAGCGTCCCGTCCTTGTCGAAGATGATGAGGCTTCTCATAGGGCAAAGCCGCACGGCAGATCGTAGCCGGGAAGCGGGAGGTCCTCATAGCCCCAGGGACCCAGGTCGGGGAGGAACCAATCTCCGTAGGGCGTCATCCAGGGGCTCACAATTCGTCGCCCGCGCGGCCCACCCCGGCCCAGGCTTCGTTGAGGGTGCGGGTGCGGTCGAGCGAGAGGGGCAGCAGATCGACAAGATCGTAGTGTCGGCGCAGGGAGATGTGGCGCAGGACCCGATAGGCGGTCACGGCCACTCCAACCGCAAGCGCCGACGCCCAGGCCGGGCCTTGGCGCAGGACGAGTGGGGCGAGGGAGGCGACGAGCATCAAGGCCAGGGTCTCGAAGAGTCTCCATGTGATCCTCAGGATTGCTTGCGCGTGATGCGGCCGCGCCACTTCCAGAACTCCTTGGCTTCCCACAGGCGCAACAAGAGCCACGGCCAGTCCATGTGGGCGCGACCGCCCTTGTCGGTCCAGGTTGCCAGGATGATCTCGCGTGTGTCGGCGTGCGGCCCGACGTGACCCTTGCGTTTGCGGCATCGGTATCTCGCCCTCCCGGCCACGACATAGGTTTCATTGCAAGAGAAGGGCAACTCGACCCGTTTCAGCGCGCGGCCCATCTCCATTCGTACACGCTCCCGCTGGTCACGGCGTCCGGGGGGACGACGACGCATTCGAGTCGCCGCCCCCGGACACTGAGGATCAGGTAGCTTCGTCCGCTCTTGGTGCGCAGGATGTCGGCGGCTTCCGGCTTGCACCCCGGCTCATAGGAGCGGAGGGTCAAGGTGACGAAATCCCCGACCCGCGCCGTCATTCGCTCGGGAAGCGGACGTGGAAGCCGAAGATACAGCCGTTGCCCCACATCTCGTCGTGCAGGAGCGGGTGGCGCTTGTTGCAGACGCCCGGCTGATCCACGTCGCTGCGGTCGAACCGCGCCGCGACCCATCCCTGCCGCAAGTCGGTCCCTGGGAAGGCCGGGTCGTCGGCGGTGCGAATCTCGACCCCGCCCCACATGACGTAGTGATGCCCGGCGCTCGACGCCCAGGCAAGGTCCCGCGCGTAACCGCGGAACCGGGCGCTCAACGCGTCTTCCTGGCGCAGCGCGCATGGAAGCGCGAACTCCCACTCGCCGCCCCCAGGCGGCTCATCCGGCAGCAGCAGGCTCGCACCTGGGCCGAAGACCAACTGGAGGAAGAGGTCGCTCATGCCCTTCGGCTCATACCAAAACTGGCAGACGGTCTTGAGGATCGCGTTGGGAATCGCCGGGGTGTTGTAGGGGATCAGGACGTTCGAGGCCACACTCCCGTCCGGCATCAGCACCGAGTTCTGACGCCATACCAGCGGCGTCGGCTGCTCGGACAGGTCGATCACCCGCCCCTGCCGCCCCTCCAGCGAGGCGAGTCGTGCCAGGATCGGCGTCAGGTCGCCGTCGATCGGTGGAGGCTCACCCCCGCCTCCATCATCGGGTATCCCGACCAACTCCTCCAGCCCGGCCCATCGCTCGATCCCACTCGCATCCTTGACCCTGACCAAGATCGGTTGCGCCATCAGTCTCCCTCCCTTCGAGGTTTTCGCACACGCCCCCATCCTACCCCCTCTTGACTTCCTCACGCAACCCCCCTACACTTCCACCCGCTCTCGCTCCCCAGGCGCGTCCGGCTACCAGGAGCCCCACGCGCCACCCCCCTGCGGAGGCCCCTGCATCCCCCCACTGCCAGAGGCCTCCGCTCTCTTTTTCCCCTCACCCCCCCCCTCCCCTTTTCTCCACGCCCGGAAAAATCGGAAGAAAAACAGGAAACGCCCCGCGCGGGGATTCAATGGGCGGCCACCCATTATGTGAGGAAAACTCAATTGAAACGAAACTGAAACGAAACTGAAACACTCTCGCGACGCGGCGGAAGCATTGTCACAATCCCGCAACATGATTGAACCTAGGCTATACGCCTAGAACGTATCGTTACAACGCGTACGCGTATGCCTGTAACATTCTCACGCGTACACCCTACCCCCACAATCCACACCCCACACCCTCCCCCCCGCATTGCCATAACTCACCCCCACTACTCCCCCCACAAGACACCCCCCCCCTATTCGAATGTAGATACCCTCCCCCCGGCCGCGACACCCGCCCGGCCGCGTGCCACGGATCGCGGATCACCACGGATCGCGTGGCCTCCCCCGCTGGCAAACCCTCCCCCCCCCTTACAATCGAAACCCATGGGAAGCCCTACAACGGGCGGAACGCGTGAAACCCTTGCCACACCCCCACCCCCCGACGATTCGCCGCGTGCGGATGCCTTGCCGCGGAGCGACGGTCGCCAAAATCCCCCCTCCGCAAAGCGTGGGGGTGTCCTGGGGGGAGGGGAGCGGGGGAGGGGATGGTAGGGGGGAATAGGGGAGGTGCAAGGCATCATGCCGCTATTTTGCATTTATCGGCTCAGGGATTGCGAGACTCTCATCTAGTCTTAATCAAACGCCGCGGGCATCCTCCCCCATACTGGAGGCGAAGACGGAACCTTTACAACCTACACCCCGCAAGCGTGCCAAGCATAGGCGCGGCGTCACTCCAGACCGCACGCGGGAAACCCTCCGAGTACAAACAATCCCCCGGAATGGGATAGCGTGAGAGGGGAAACTTCCACCCTCCCCCCACTCGGAAACCGGGCCCGCGTTCGAGGGTGAAGCCTACCGAATTGCGAGCGGAGGCCAAGACCGAAGACCCCCGGTTATCCGGGGGGAGGCCTCCCCCCTATGTGCAGCGTGTACCACGATTTTGGGTGATAGCCTCCGAAGACCCCTAGCCTCCCTCCCCCTCTGGAGAGGAGAGGCGCATCCCCCCCGCATCCCCCCGGAGGCGTACATACTGGGTTATAGCCTCCTCCGTTCTAGGGTTGTACTCAGCAAGAGGCCGCGGGAGTCACTCCCGCGGCTATTGGTGAGTATCACCCCCATACCCTACTGGAGGCAAACGCAATGAAGACCCGCAATCGCAAGGCACTATCCGAACGGATCGAAGAGGCGCGAGAGGCGAAGAGGCAACGCGAAGAGGAATCCCGCCTCGAAACCCTACGCCGCGAGACCTTCCGCCGGATTGACTCAGCATGGGCGGATCGCTGCCCGCGGCACGCGGAGGCGCAATGACTCTCGCGGCCTCCCTCATCCTCGAAACCCTCCCCCTGCTAGTCTTCGCCGGTTTCGGTCTGATTGTCCTCACTGCCGCGCGGCAAGCGTGGAAGTGAGACACCCCCCCGGAGGCCTCCCCTCCCCCCGTCACCGGGAGGGGAGGCCGCGAGGGTGTATCTCACACCCTAACACCCCCAAACGGAGGCAAATCCCATGACCGATAACGGAACCTTTCGCGCGGCATTGCGAGGTGACAAACGGAAGACACCCGAAACGCGGGAGTATCGTTTCCTCACCCTAG